TTTAACAATGCAACCATCTTATGAAGTCTTTCCCAGTTTGCTGGAACATGTTTTTGTTTCCAGATTTGACCCATTAATTTGTCAAGACTTTTCTCTGGGTCTTTTTCATCAAATGGTAGTTTAGTCATCTTTGCAAGCATCTTACCATATGTTTTTAACTTAATTACATTAGTAGAAGATAATGCTTCTATTACTACATGATGACCTTTCCACTCTCTTGACTCGTTTGCATGTTGAAGTGCAAGTTTAATTGCTGGTAATTTAGTTAATCCTTTTTTAAGTTTTTCAATTTCTTTCATTGCATAAGTGTGATTACCACTTAAATCAAGTGCAAGTTCAATTGCTTTTTTAACTGTTTTATCTCTTGCAGCCATTTTTTGTTTTGGATTGTCTTTGTAATACTTTTGTATTTCTGAACCAGTGAGTTTAGATTTACCCATTTTAGATAGTGGGTCTAATTTACCATCTTTAACTTTTTCATTTACTGCTTTTTCTAAATCTTTTGCTTGACCAGCATGGGCTTTACTTGCACCTTTTAGTTTTTTGATTATCTGTTTTACTTTTGGTTTATCATTATTATCAAGTTCTTCTGGTAAAGGTTTAACCCCAGCTTTCTTAAACATTTTCATCACTTCTTTTTCTGTAGCTGGTTTAATTTTTCCTGTTTCTTTACCCATTGCATTTACAGTTTTCATAAATCCTTGTGGATTTTGTTTCTGCATTGCTTTAATAACTTTAACACCTGTCATGTTAAGAAGCATTGCAACACCTAGTCCTGCTATTCTATTACCTTTTAGATTGAATAGTTTATCAATCATTTCCTCAGCACCTTCTTGGACTACCTCAAAGTTTTCTTTTTGCAATAACATTTTAGTGTTAAGTGTACCGATAAGTGTAAGAACTTTATTTCTTGCATCTAAGATTGCTTTGTAATTTTTGTTATGAACTGTATTCTTGAGTTCTTTGTCACCCATGTTTGCAATCTTCTGATAACCTTTCATTACCGCTTGCATATCTTTAGATAACTTTTTCATTGCATCTACTTCAACTTTTTGAACTTCATCGAGTTGAGTTTCTTCTACAGACTCTTTCATATACCTGCCTGCATCTTGAATTCTAGTTAATACACCATCTTTACTTGAAACACTAACATGATTTCTCATACCGAATTCATCTATTGCTTTTAACATTGCATTTAGACCCTTGTCGATATTTAATTTTCCATTATAGTTATTAACTGATACTTCATGAGATTGTGCAAGAACTTTACCACCAAATGCTTTTACAGCATTTTTCATGTCGTTGTATAGTTCTTTAACTTCTGATGGTGCAAGACCACCACCTCTAATTAAACTTGTAGGTGTAGATGCAGACTTAACCAACTCTAACCATTTCTGTTTATCTTTTTCAGAACCCCTTGCACTTGGAACTCTGATTGCAATAGAATTACAGTCATCTGCTAAACTAAATGCATTACTTTTAATGTCTTGATATAAATCTGATTTTTCTATAGTAGAATGACTTGAAAGTTTCTTACCATCGTATTTGTTAGAGTTTGCTCTTTGTGGTCGATATGTTAGTTTGATTTTTCTACCAGACATACCATTCATTTCGTTAAGTACTTCTACTTCTTTTGTTTCAGATACTTGTTGCATCTGTGTATATGCATCTGCAACTGACCTAGTTATGGATGCAGATGTTTTTGATTCACCTCTCATACCACCATATGAACCAACACTTGCTTTGATAACTGCTTTCTTACCAAGTTTAATTTTCTTTCCAACTTTCTTTCTTGCACTTCTGATTTTGTTTATAATCTTTCCAAATATACCAGATAACATACCTTCTTCGATAGATTCCCCTTCATAGTCATATGATTCAAATACAACTTCTCCACCACCAGTTGTGTCATAAATTGCTTTATACAATTCTTCTCTAGTCATAGTATCATTAGAACCCATCTCTCTAGGTAATTTATTAAACTCTTTATACATAAAGTTCCAGAGATGACTTGCAATCATATCTTCATTGTAAGGTTCATCATCGAATTTTAATTTTTGTGCTTTTGCATATTCTGATTTTAGATAATTATTCATCATCATGTTTGCACGAGACGCTGCAGTTCTACCTTTTGATTGGTCATCTGTACTTTTACCTGTTAAGAATGCAAAATAGTAATCTCCAGTTCTGATTGGATAACTAAGAGCCTTCCAACTGTTGTTTGTTCCTTTGAACCTATCATTAGGTGCATAAACAACTATATCTGCTTCGTTATCGATTATCCATTGTTTTTCTTTTGCATCAAAACCAACTGCATTTGCATATTGTTGAACTGTCATCTGTTTTGACATTGCTTCTGTAAGTTCTACACTTTCAGAGAACGATTGATTCTTGTTAGGTTTGTTTATATATTGTGGAAAGTTATTCCCATATTGTTTTTTATATTTTTCTGGGTTACTTGCAACAGTTTTTAACCTGTCTATGAAATCTTTAGGATTCTTTTTATATGCTTTTGCATTGTCTACAAAACCATGCATTCTAACCCAAGTATCTAATACTCTATATAATTTTGAATTTTTGGATGCCCAAACATTTGCAAAATCTTTTTGCAACATATTTGTTGTAAGGTTAACTTCATTAAGTTCTTCTTCACGAACTTCTTCTATGAGAGAATCTATCAACTCTTCATTTAGTATATCTTCATTTATTTCAAATGTAGGCTTTGCATACATAGACCTGTATGCATCTGCAACTGTATTAACAGTTTTGATATCTCTCTGTGACATAGTTATTTTCCAGTTCTTTTGTTATCGTAGATTAGTGAATCTTTTTTCACATATCCAAGTCTTCGAAGTGTTTCTTTAAAAGACTTACTTCTTGCATCGTATCGTGTTTCAGATGCATCTTCGTTTTTATCAATTGCTTTTGATATTGCTTTTCTTTTCTTGTGCAAGAATTTATCAGATGAATCAACATCACCATCGTTATCGATGTCTTTGTCTTTTCTATCTTTAAATTTTTTCTTTGCAGACTTTGGATTTGCTTTATCTAAACCTTCACCATCATCAGACTTGTCGTTAGATGCATCTTCTTGTTGAAAAAGTTCTGCAACTTCTTTTTTAAGTTCATCTACAAAAGTTTCTGCAACTTCTGGTTTATCCTGTAAAGGATAATTATGAAGTGCAGCTTGTTTCTCATATCGAGTTTGAGGTGCTTGTCCAGAATTAAGTACTTCTGAGACCGCGTCTGCCACAGATTTTGTGACTTTATCAGTCCCACTATTGAATTTCATTCTATCATTTATATCAGACATTGTGGTCTCCTGTTAAATCTTTCTTATAGTATTTATATATATCACTAATTAGACTATTATTATCCTTTTGGATTTTTAGACTTTTTGTTCTTATTTTGTCTAAATTGTGCAAGTCTTTCTATTTCTTTCTTCTTAACTTTAGGTAACATTTTCTTTGCCATTTTTGCAATTTTACCTTTCTTTTTATCAAGTTTTTTTGCAATTGCAACTCTAGTTCCTAATGGTACTTGGCCTGGTGTTTTACCACCTGTTTGTTTTTTAAATAGTTTTAATCTTGCAGCTTTTTGTGCTCTTTGTAGTAATTTTCCATTAGAAGCCATTCTTTTTTGTGCTTTCTTCTTTGCAATTTTAATTCTGTTTGAAAGTCTCTTCATTCTCATTCCGATTGCTCTTCTTTGAGACATGTTAAGTACTTCTAATCTTAGTTGTCGTTGTAGTTCACTGTTAAATCTACCTTCTGCAACCTTATGTGTTTTCTTTGCCATGTTCATAGCAGTTCCATGCATTACTTCTTTTGATTTTTCTCCATACTCTTGGTCAAAGTATTTTTTCTTTTTCTTAAGGTCTTTATAAATCTTTTCTTTAGTCTTCATGACTTCTGGAGATACATTCTCAGATGAACAATGTGATGCATTTATTTTCTTACCATCCTTGTCATACTTACCAGATTTTTTCTTTGAGATTGCAATTGCAGCTTGTTGTGCTGGAGAGACTCCTTTTCCTTCATCTTGTTGACCTGTTTCTACATTTTTAAGTCTAGTCAATCTTAATCTATCTCTATCTTTTTCTTTATCTTGTTTATCTTTAAGTTGTTCTCTTTCTCTACTTTGTTTATCTTTTAATGCATCTGTGACTCTATCTTCATTGTAAGGAAATCCTTTCAATGGACTATCAAATCTTAGTTTTTTAGATTTTGGTTTTTTTGCTTGTTCTTCCAATCTTCTCTCCATTTCTGCTGGATGTTCATATGCAGCTGCAAGTGCAACATTTTTCATGGGTTTCATTGTTAATGCAGTTTTCCATGCAGTTGCCATTTTGTTAGTAGGAAACGATTTAACAAAAGATTGTAGTCTAGGGAACACTTTAGTTGTATTCTTCTCTAAATCTTTTGTATCTCCATCGTTGTCTATGATAAAGAAATTAGTTCTTCCGAATGTGTTTTGTAATTTACCCATGTTTGCACGAACAACTTTATGATTGTCTTGTACGATTTTGTCTGGGATACTTCTATCTCTTGTTCTATTTCTGTCTAATGCAGTCTCTAAAGAAGTGTTTACAAATACCATTGCAGTTTCATAACCGAGTTGTTCTAGTAAAACTTTTTGTTTGATTATCTTTTTGATATCTCTTGCAGTAGAATCAATTACAAGTCCTAACCGACCTTTAATATACATTTCTTGTCTTTTTGCAGTTATTGCTTTTGCATGAACTCTTACTGCATCTCTTTGTTCTTCTTCACCTTCTGGCATCTTAAGTGAAAGACCTGCTTGTTTTAATCCTTTTTCAAATGATGTGTCTGAGTTTACATCTCGTAAACCCATAGTTCCAAATCCAAGTTTTTTGGATGCAAGGGATTTTCCAGAACCTGGCCCACCTGCCATAAAGACAGCTTTAAACACGCCTGGGTCGTTTATTCCCTCAAGTAATGATTCGTATTTCTCTTCCAATGTCATTTCTTATATACTCTGGTATATGATGGAACTCCTCTGAGAGTCCCATTCCTTTTCTAACTGATTTATACAGTTGTTTTCCTTGTCTAAAAGTTCTTGGTAATGAGGAAGTAAACCCCTTCTCATCACTATCGAAAGCCATTGCTCTCATCTTAGATGCAGACATTCCAGATATATCATCTGAATCTGGGTCTCTTTCACCTGCTGACACCACTTGGATATCAGTAAAGTTGTAGAAACCATGTCTTCCTTTTACATCATTGTACTTTTTAAGTAAACCTTCAAACTCTTTTAATCTATCTGAACCAGCAACCATCTTGATACTTCTATATCCTTGATTATATAAATCAACAACTACATCAAATACTGTTCTAGAATTAGATGTAGAAACTGTTACTTTTGCTGGTCTAAACAAGAGTTTCATAAACTTTGTTTTGGTTCTATAATCTAATGGATTTTTCTTTGGGTCTTGACTATGACTTGTATAGATAAACCCATCATCTGAACCTGCGACTTGTTTTACTTTCATTGCAAGTTTGAGGTGTCCTGCTGTAGGTGGATTGAATCGACCAAACGCAAAGACTGCTTCTTTCGATTTTACCTCAGTTATGTCTTTGAAAGATTTCATATAGGTATTTATGTATTTTAAAACTTGTGTTGGTTATTTTTTAGACCTTCATAATCTAGATTTATAAATTCACGACATTTATCCCACCACTCTTTCATGTCTTCATCTTCTTGTAATTCAGATAAAACATGTTGTCTTATATGTGGTGTTATATTCATATGTGTATGACTGTGAGAATTTTGCCAGTTTTTTACATGATGTTCTTCTTTTATTTCTTTGTTTATAAACCCTAATTCAACTAAATTATCTATTACACCAGCAGACTTTTTTAATGAGTCATGGTCTATGTTCATTTGATTATGTTCTTGAGAAAATGTGTAATCTATATCGTGTTTGTAATGAATAAAATTTTGATATACATCAAACATACTTTTACCATTCCATAAAGGTCTTGATAAAAGGAAAGTATGATTCATTTGTTGACCATCTAATCCACCAAATAATAACCATTCTGGTTCACAACTATATAACATTCTTTTTGCAGAATTATATAATTTTTCCCACCCCTCTTCTGAATGTCCATTTTTTTCATACTTCCAAGGCGTTGAAATACCATTATCCATTTCAGTTATGACACCAGATACAAATCTTTCAAATGGGTCTCTTACTAGTAAATATGTTGTCCAATCTTTAAAGTAAGATAATGTTTGGAATGGTGGTGATAAATCTAGTTGTCGATGTTCAAACCACTCTGGTGCAATTTCTTGTCCGAAATCCCAAGCATTATAATCACCAAGATATTTTTTTGTATCTTCTTCACCTCTAACTAATACTTTTGCATTTTTATAATATGGATTACCTACATCTGCTTTTTCTAATGAAGGTACAAGGAATATTCGAGAATCTAAACCATAAGTATCTTCTACAATACTTTTAAACTCTTCTTGATTTAACCATGTTTTTGGATTACGATTTTGGTCTTCTAACCAAATCCAATCATCGTCAAACATTTCATTTTGAGAATGTAGATAAAATCGAATTGATGAGTGTCCTACTTTACGAGGAGTCGTAAATAAAACTTTTCTTTTTTTAGAAATGAATGTTGGATGGTTTCGTTCCCAACATGTTTCACCTTCAAATCTAGGAACTATTGGTGGGCCATTATTAATTACAATTTCTTGATTGTCATTTAATGTAGCAAAGTGCCTCAATGAATCTGTCATAATATATCTCCATAATTTATTTGTCCCAATCTTTCTGGACTGTAAAGTTATTTAGTGAGAATTCCATTCTATCTACTAACTTCACTGCACCACCTAAATTGTCATCAATTGCAACGAACCCTTCTGGTGCAACCACATCATAACCATTACCTTTTTTAACAAACATACTGGTTAATTGATTTGCTTGGTTTAACTTATATAGTATCTTAGTTTTACCATAATTTATAAGTGCTTGAAACTCTACCAACTTAACAAGGTCTGGTAAAGTCTTTCGTATTTCTGATAAAAACATATCTTTGTTTTTTGTTTTTGCTTCTTTACCTTTTGGTGATTTTAGTTTATCTACTTCTTTTTGTAGTTTCTCTTCTGCAAACTTGAAGTATCCATTTGCATGATTTTTATAATTCATTCTAAGAAGATTATCACCTGCTCTAACTCTACTGTTGTGATATGTTTTATAAGTTGCACCTTGTGGCATACTATCTTGCATTTGAAGAAACTTTGTAAGTTTAGGTGAACTAATTGACTGGAAAGTTTTTCCAGCTCTAGACATTAGTCTTTGCATTTCTGTCGTATCTTTAAAATTAAATGTTGCAGTTCCAGATACATCATTGTATTCTGCATTGTCCATCCAAACTTTTGAAGATTTTTTTAGTTTAGAAATGTCTGCACCAAACGATGCACTCATATCTGATAATGTTGAACCAGAATATGTGGTATGCCAAACAACCCCTACATTTGCTTTCCTCATAGTAGATGCAAGTTTAGATGTAGAAGGGACTGCATAAGTGATTGTATTGGGCCCAAAGGTAATGTATTTTTCTTTGTTGATTGTTTCAGTTTTCAAGTCTCCTTTGGTAAACATTAAATCACCCTGTAAGATTCCTTTAATACCTAAGTCTTTAAAGTTATCTAAACATACTTTAAACTTACTTGCAAGGTCTCCAGAGAGTTTTTCATCTATATCTGCATGTGATGTATAGTATTCTTGTTTCTTTGCAAACAATCCTTTCTTTGCAACTATAAACTCACCTGTCTCTGGATGTTCACCGACAAATACTGCTGGAGCACCATCCCATTTTACAGTGACATTCTTTACACCTTTACTACCAGATGATAACATTTTGGTCAATGATAGTAAAAATAGAATAGATTGTCTTGCACCATCAACTCCAGAGTTGAAGATTTCATCTTCGATATGTTCTAAATGTAAATTTGCTTTTGCCATTATATCAGTGGGAATGATTTTGCAGATGATGTTATTTTAACATTTTGGACTTCTAATCCAAAAAAGTTTAACAGTGCATTGAACATTCCTTTTCCTAATTCTTTGATTTTTTTAAATACTGCTTTGACTCTTTTCATAATTGCATCTAAGATTTTCTTTGCTTGATTCTTTATTGTAGAACTTACATTTTTAACCTTTTGCACTAGTCTACTGAACATCTGAAATTCGTTTAGTTGTTCTATCTTACCTTCATGTAAAAGTTGCATTCCTATTCTTTCGTTTTGTAATTCTTCTTTTACTATTTGTGCAAACTTAACATTACCACTTCTCATTGAAAGATAAGGTCTAGAACCACCACCACCTGTTTTAAATGATACATAAAATTTGTTTGTTTGTGCAAGAACTTTTGCATCCTTTGGTTTTTTCATAGGAAGATGTTTAGTAATTATTACTTTGTCTGGATTAAACTCTACTAATTCATTTGCAACTGCAAGTGGTTCTGCAAATTTTCCTGTTCCAGTTGCAGCTTCGAAACAAAAATATTGTTTAAATTCTATATCATCAAAAAGAGAAGTCATTTCAGCAGTTAATTCTTTTGCAGTAAATTGTAGGTTCTCCATTTGTTCTATACTTTTCTTTTGTGCTGGTGTTAAAGGTTTACCACTATCTCTAAGTTTTTCTAATGCACCTATAGTTCCTTTTTCATTCATCTCACCCATTTTCTTTTCTAAACTATCAATAACACCTTTAACTTTTCTAGGTGAACTTTCTCCCATCATTCCCATTGCAGATTCAAAAGTTGAAATTGTTTCTTCTTTTTTACCAGACATTAATTGTGAACCACCTGCTTTCTTTAATGATATTTTTCTTTTTTTACCATCACCAAGTAAATCTGTTTTAGGTGTGGTGTTTTTTCCTTTCCATTTTGGATTTAATTTTGCAGAGGAAGCACCATATTGTTCTAGTTTCTTAACCCCTAATTGTTTTTTAAATAGTTCACCAACTTTGATTGCATCCTCTCCATAGTTTGCCCAAAACTTTTCTGCTCTATCCCATTCTGCACCTTCTTGTTTATCATTAACTGCAACTGCAATTAGAGCTTCCCAATCTTCTCCAGATGGTGTTGGATTTCCATCTGGTAATCTAGTAAAGTAAGAACCATAAGAACTTGCAGTACCAGCTAAAGTTATTGATTTACCATCTGGTGCTTTTAGTTGTTTCCTTGCATCACCTTTTCCGATATCTACTGGTAATCCTTTATCATCTTCAACTTCAAACACATCACCAGACTTGTATCCTAATGCATTTAATTTACCCCATTTACCATTGTATAAAAACTGAAATCCTGTTTTATATTTTCCTTGCATTACAGATGCTTCAGTTAAAATACTAACTAAACTATTAAAACTTTCAAGGTTTCCCTGTGGTTTCCCTAGTTTTTGTTTTATATGGTTGTATAATGCACCAGCAAGTTGATGTCCGAACTCTGTATCTGTTGGGTAATGAACACCACCAATTTGTCTAGAGTGTCCTATATCGTCTCCTATCTTTTTGATATTACCTTTGTGTTCAAAAGGAATTTTTTCTGCAAGATATAGACTTACAAATCTACCTTCTGTTGCATGTCCAGATGGATACGAAGGTGTTTCTGCTGTTTTTAATGCATGAACTACAAAGTTTGTTTGAAACATGAACTGTAGTGCATTTGCAAGTTTTTGTGGTCTGGGTCTGTTATAGTGTAGTTTAAGTTGTAGAACAATAGGTGCAAGATTATCTTTTAAAACTTTAACCTCATCTATAAGTTTCATATCTAGGTTATGTTTTTTAAAATAATCTCTATATGGTTTCATGACTTTTGTGTCAACCATATCCATAAACTCTACTTCTTTACCTTGTCTATATTGTTCGTAACTCTGTAAAGTTTTTAACTCTCTTTTAACATAATCAGATGAATTTGGTTTTGGAGTATAGTCTAACCACATTTGAGTTGGAAAGTCTTCAAACACTCCTTTATCAGACTCCAATTGTTTCTTTCTTTTTGGAGACAATTGCATATCATGACCCATAGAATCAATAGTTTCATTTTCATTTATTTGATGTTGATTAAATCGTTTCATAATACTATTTATGCAAATAAAAAAGGGAACATTGCAATGTTCCCTTAGTGGCAATTTACTCTGTTAGTTATGTGTGAATTTTTTCCTAACTTTATCCGAGCGGAAGGACACCAATCGACTCTGTTTTATACCCTACGATTTCACTGGGTTGTTTATTTTTTAAGTCTGTGTTGTTTGAGTAAAGTATCATACTCCTCGATTTGGTTCTGTAATTGAACCTGTTTGTCTTCTTGTATCTTGAGCTTTCTAAGATGAATAAGTTCCTTCTTCAAAGTTACTTTTCTTTGAAGTATATCAACTGTGGCATTCCCTGTTAGAGTGCCTGATTTATTCCCATTATCATTAGACATGTTATAATTCCCATTCCAAAGAGCGTCATCTTCACTATGAATCTATTTTTCTGCACTCTTTTTCGATACATTATTAATGGTAAAGCATCTTCACCAATCTTATAGTATTTATGCATTTTCTGAACCTACGCCTGATGAAATGTTTGCTAAATACTCTTCTTGGGTTTCAACCTCTGATTCAACAATTTTCATACCATTTCTTAACATTTTTAACTCTTTAATAGTGTCTCTTGCATTCTTATGAAGAATACCAACACCACCTTCTGATTCCCATGCATCGATGTTTGACTGTCTGTCGTCTATCAAAACATTACCTTTCTTAGAGAAGATTCTCTTCTGACTACCACTATGAGTGCATGTTACTACCACAAAAGGGTCAACATACTCCTTAATCCATTCATTTTTATCCCAAACTACAAGTTGTCTGTTTACTGCACCAGCAGCTGTCAATATCTCCCAATTGATTCCAGTATGTTTAATATACCCAATCAACTCATGATAATCTACTGTAGGTGGTAATTTTCTAAAACACCTTTTATCTGTTAACTCTTTCTTTCTTGCATCATATTCACTATGACCATAGTTGTCATTCCCTAAAGGGTGACCTATCATTTGACTGATACCAGTCTCAAAGTCGACAAGGACTCCATCCATGTCAACAAAAATATTTTTTAATGTTCCTTTATTTTCCATACTATATTATGCGGCCTCCAACCACTTGTAAACTGATTTATCAGAATCATGAACAGAACCATCTACCATAGTATATGTTGGTAAATACTTAGTCACCTTACCAGTCTTGTCATGATACCACACTTTTTGAAGTGACTTTATGTTGTGGTTCATATATCCATACTCACCTTCATTGTTCACAAACTTACTAATAGTAAAACCAGTATCAGTAATCTTAATGAAGGTTGGTGATTCCCACTCATTTAGACTGAGTTTCAATGACTCAGTATCATCAAAAAGTTCTGTATCAATAACATACTCTTCTGAACCAGCATTAGAATATGTAGTAATAGGTTCGACCATTTTAATGATTTCATCAAAAGTAGGGCCCTCTGTATCATAAAGATTCACATTTTCTATGATATATTGAGAACCACCCTTGAACTTCCAATATGGTTCATCAACACCATGTTCATAATCCTCATTGTGAGCTGCATAGTTCTCACGATATTGAGTTGTGATTAAAACTGAAATGTTTGACTCGTTTTCTTTACCATATTTACTTAACATATTTTTCTCTCTCTTTTTATGATTGATTTCCCAATAGTGCAAGTGCATATTCCTTCATTGAAACACCCTCTGCACCAGTATATTTTGCCAATTTACTAATGTTTTCTTCATTTAATTTTAAACAGATTTCTTGTATTGTCATAACTTTTTTCCTCACTATGTACATATTATACTAAATTATGTACCTATAAGTCAAACTATCTGAGATAGTCTGGCCCATAAATTCTCATCCCTTGAATAACATATTTGTCTTCTAAGATGTTTCCTCTTGGTGAGTTAGTTGCTGGTGCAGACCATCCTGCAGCCTTTAAAACATCACCTTCTTTAAATTTTTTGTTTTTCAAATTAATGAATCCCCAAACAGACCTTTTTGGATAACTGTTTGAACTTGGGTCTTCAACACTTATAATCTTGATGTAAGAACGACCAACCTCAGCAGTATGATAACTTGCTTTGGTTACATGTTTCCACTGTTTCATCGTTTCAGTATCAATATCTTTACAAAGATTTATTACTGCATTCTCTAGTTTTTCATTACCTAGAGGTTTATTTAAATATTTTGCTTCCATTATATAACTTCTCCAATAACCAATAAGATTATAAAACCAATTATTGGATGAAGAAAATCTGCATCCAGTAAACCATTTTTAATTATAAATTTCATTCTCACTCCTTAATTTATACATATATTATAACAAAATATGTACCTATAAATCAAGTGTTGAATGTTGAAGCGTTCTCGAAATCGTGGTGGACATTACCAGCAATACAATATCTTGGAGTTTGTGATTTTACTGGTTTTACTTGGTGATAACAGTATGCTGGAAAGATTACCAGTTGACCTGTATGTGGTGGAATGGTAAGAAGAGTTTCTCCCCATTGTAAAGTTTTATCTTGAACATGTTCTGCACACATAGATAAATCCATTTCTATACTACCATTTGGAACAGTGCATATTTCTAATGGTTGTGTTTTTTTTGTATCTTCAATATATGGATAATATGTCCAACTTGTATGTGCTGGGTCATGATTATGTGCTGGAGTAACATCATTTACATTATATCCCATTCCCCATACTTGAGTAAATACTGGTTTGTAATCTTGTATATTACTCCAATATTCTTGTATTTCATATCCAATCCAATCTAACAATTGTTGAATATATGGACTATCGAATGATTTCCAACCTGTAAAATGTGAAACACCTGCGTTGATTGTATCATGAACACCTTCACCCTTTCCATCCATTTCATGAATGTAATCTACAAGATTATTACTTAAATCGTAAATTTCTTTGGGTGCAATTGTAGTATAGACCTTTGTGTTTACACTTTGGTCTCCTACAAAATTAAATCTCCCATCCATCAGTTTTTTCTCCAGAAATTCTTTTACCAGACTCACTCTTGTCGAATGCAGGGCCAGAATCATGTAATTCTTCTGTTGCAGATTGTTCAGTATCATACAACTTCATACGACTTCTATCTACACCTATAATGAATCTTCTGTAATATGTTGGGTCATTATATCTATTCTTTAATTGTTTAACCATGATTTGGTCTAACTCTTCTAGTTCTTCTGTAGATATCAATGCAACCATCAAGTCTGCTGTTGCTGGTAATCCAAATGATTCAGATGTATCTTCAAGTCCTACATCTGTTGATGTAAATCCTTGTCTGTTAGTTTGAGTTGCAGTCATGATTGGTAGTTTAAACTCCACTGCAAGACCTCTTAACTCTTCTGCAATACTCTTAACCATTGTGTAAGAGTTTACACTTGAACCTGCTCTCATTCTTGACGATGCACAAATGTTTAGATAATCAAGATAAATGATATCTGGAATAAAGTCTTTTTTAAGATTAAGTTCTTGTAGTAAATGTCTAAAGTGTCCTGTATGTGCAGATGCAGTAGGATACTCTTTAACAATCAACTTACCTGTAGTCTTATCACGAATAGATTTAACTTTCTTATCATACATATCTTTTGGTAAATTAGAAAGGTCTTGAATAGGTAAGTTCATAAGATTTGCATCAATTCTTTCTGCAATCTTTTCTTCACTCATTTCCATAGATATGTAAAGTACATTCTTACCCATCATAAGATTGTTAGCTGCACAATGACACATGAATAGTGATTTACCAACACCTGTTCCTGCCATAATAACATTCAAGGTTTTATTTGGTAAACCACCCTTCGTAATCTTGTTCATCATTTCAAGGTCAAATGGTAGTTTGTCTTCTACAGTATTATAAGATATAAATCTATCATCTGAGTCTTCGATAAAGTCATGACCAATGTGTTGGTCAAAAGAAACTGACAATGCATCTTTTAGAATATCTGGAATCTCACCTTTTTCTCTGGATGATGATTTGTCAATAATCTGAATACTTTCCATAACTGCATTATAGATTGCTCTATCTTTACACCATTTTTCAGTTTCATCTACTAAAAAATCATGTGGTGTTTCATCAGTATTTTGTTTACACTGATTAATTGTAGTCATAGCATTCTTTACATCTTCATCATTAACACCAGTCAAATCATTAAGTTGAATACTAAGTGCTTCATGAGTAGGACACTCATTATACTTCATAAAGTATTCAGTAATTTGTTTATAAACTAATCGTTCAGACCTATCTGAAAAGTAATCTTCCTCAAGATAAGGAAGAACTTTTCTTGTAAATGTATCTGAAACAAATAGATTCTTTAGTATAATTTCTTCAATTCTATTCTGCATCTATCTCACTTTGTTCTTCTTCAACAATATCATTGTTTCCATATTTAAATTCTTTCTTACAACATTCATTTAGTTGGTCTAAAATTTCTGTTGTAAAGTAGGTCTCTGGATTGTTATTGATTGTTTTACCAAATTGTGTTTTACCATCTGGAAGTTCAATCCTTGTAGACACCTGTTTAAATATACCATACTTTATTGCTAAGTCAAGTAAACCATAATATCTATCTAGACCTTTATCATATGTTAGTCGAACATCGACCATTTTGTTTTCTACTGTAAGTCTTGATTTCTGATTCTTACAATGAATGATATTACCAATAACTTCTGTTCCATCTTTTTCTTTCTTCTTCGAAAGATAGATGATTGAAGAAGCTGCATATTTCAAACCACTTCCACCACCCATTTCTTTTTGTGGGAACATAGAACCAATTACATCATATGTATGGTTACATACTATCATTGGAATTCCAACCTTTCCAAGTTTCAAAGTTAACACTCTGAATGTACCTTTGATGACTTGTGCTTTAGTCATGTCTCTGACATTCTTACCAGAACCAACATCTTCTGTTTCTTTAATTGTAGATAACATACCAAGTGAATCTAAAACAAAGAATAGTTTTTCATCACCTTTCTTTGCTTTTTCAAATCCATCTATGATATTGACTGCTTGAGTTCTAAACTCTTCAATTGTAGTTACTGGAACTAACAAGATACGAGATGTATCTAGTCCTCGTTCTTCTAACATTTCTTGAGTTAATGCAGATTCAGATTCAAAGTAAACGACATTACCCTCTGGGTTGTCCTCTAAGAACTTCTGAACCATTCCTAATGCAAAGAAGGTCTTACCTGTTGCAGACTCACCTGCTAATGCAGTTATCTTATTAGATGGGATACCACGATAGATATCACCACTTACTAATGCATTTAAAATATAAGAACCAGTATCAATATAACCATCGACATCACCTGCCACGATTCCATCTGATACGATTCCTGCTAACTCGTTACCACTTGCTTTTGCAAGGTCTTTCAATAAATCCATAATATATTCCTCAACTGTTATTCTATTATACTACTAATCCCTGTTCTGTCAACCAATTTCTGTTGTCCATGTGTTGTTGTTCAACCAAGTCTTTGTTTTCACCATTGTAGACCACTGCATGATGGTCTTCTATACTTTTGTCATTATAACATTCAGACATATCTGGGTTATAAATTCTACCAAGTATTCTACCAAACTTTCCTTTCTCAGTAGATTCTACTAATACTGAATCATATTTTGCAGCCCAATCTTTGAAGTATTGTTTAGATGCAAGACCAAATTTCTTTTCTACTAAATCTCTTGTACGACTCTCTGGAGTATCAATTCCAGTCAGCCTTACTCTTCCTTTGTATAATATATCGAATCCTAAATGTAGTGTTACATCACATGTATCACCATCAACTACGCGGGTTATGTCCGCTCTATAAATGTGTGGGTTCATTTTCTCTCCTTTAGGAGACAAAATCCCCTATAAATTAATTAAAAAAATCTTCTAGAGAAGACTGTGGTTCAGTCGACCATCCTATTTTTTCAAGTATTAATTTGAGGGGTTCAATGAATGACTTATCAAATTGTAAATCATAATCTATGTAGTTATGGAGTTCAAACTCTCTAGGTAAAGTATTTATAAAACCTATGACATTCTCTTTGTGTGGATTTGGTATTTTTAAATATAGAAACCTAATACTCTCACCACTTGATATTGGTTCGAATTGCATGTCTAATCCTTTTTGATTTATTAGATGATTAAACATTAAGGATGCTCTTACATGCATTGGTGTTCCTTTTCTATAGATAGAAACTGCATTTGCATATTCAATAAGATTGTTTACTCTTCTAGGAAATGCAATTTCATATGGGTCTAATTCTTTAAACTCTTTACTTGCATTATCAACAAACTCATGAACAAGTTTTTCATCACCTTTCATGACAACTTTGATTGCATCTTCTAACTTATTACGAACCCATTGTGGTGTTGATGACTTTGCAGTTTCGATACCCATCATTTTGAGTTTAGGTTCTTTTAATCTAACACCTTCGTTATCATGTACATTAAGAATGTATCTTTTCTTTGCAGTCCAAATACCTTTGTCTGCAATTACTTCTCGACCCATGACCATCTTGTTTTGATATGCACTAGTATATTCTGCAAGTTCTTTATAACATTTGTTTATGACTTCTTGCATTTTACCATTACCAACTTGGTCTAGAAACTCAATTGGATTCTTTGGATTAACTTTTTTAACAAGTTCATCAAATCTTACATAAATTGAATCAGTATCAATTGCAACAACATAATCATTTTCTGTTTCTAAAATAGTATTTAAGTATTTGTTAACTGCATGTTCGACCCATTTAATTGCAAGTTGACCACTAGATGTAACAGCCTCTGCAAGACCAATCTCAAAATATCTGAACCACTCATTACCAATTGCACCATAAGCACTGTTCAAAGAAATCTTACGAACCATCTGATTGTTATATGCAATTGCAATATGTCTATTCAGTTCTTGTTTTCTTCTAGGGTCATCTGTAGTCTCAAACTCTTTCTGATACTCAATCATCTTATTCTTCCATAAGACTCTTTCATCATACAAGTTCTCTAGAATCTCTGGAAGGAATCCTTGTTTTCTTTTACTGAACTTTGCACCATTTGGTGTTTGTGCAAATAAGTTATTTGTTTTGACTTCCTTTCTTAACATCATATCAACATTAGTTGTATCACTTGTCATTCCAGAGAATGTCTCTGGACTAATGTTGTATTGCATAATTAAATGTGGATACAGAGAGTTTAAGTCAAATGACATAACCCAGTTATGCATTCCTACTTGTGGTTCTTTAACATATGCACCCATAAACTTTTGTTTTTTAGGAGCACCACCTCTTGAGGGTGGTACGATAATGTTTTGTTGACGAAGACGATTGAATATTAGAATATCCCAGTATCGAACTTGTCTGAATGTATCAAGATAGTTACACTTTGCAGTATATGCCATCTGAATCATTAGACCCATCAATCCTAGTTTATCTTCTAGTTCTTCTACCAAAGTCACATCACGAACATTATACTCTAGGAACTTTTGATAATCTTTCTTATAGAATAGATGCATTGCACCAAACTCTTCGTAATTGATTTTACCTTTACCAAGTTCTATTTGTGATATGTTTTCTAGTTTGTAACTGTCTCTTCTTTTAAATGTAAACTTCTGATAAAGTTGCAAGTAATCTACAACCTCAACACCTGTTAGAGTATATGCTTGTTGTTTCTTACCAAAAGTATCCCACTCTCGAACAGTTGTTATGTTCCAAGGCGATAGTTGGTCTGCAATAGTATTACTGAATAGTTTACTAATCCTATTATAAAGATAAGTGATATCGAACTGGTCAACATTCCAACCAGTAATAATGTCTGGGTAAATCTTTTTGTATTCTTCTAAGAAAGTCTTGAGAAGTTGTTTTTCATTTTGACAATGAAAGTATTTGATTGTTGGGTCGTTGTGTTCCCATTCTTGAGTTCCAAACACATACTTGGTATCTTTACCAAACATCTTGAAACTAATTGCATTGATTTCTTCTGCAGCTTCTGTTGGTTCTGGGAATCCATTTTCACATTCACATTCTATATCAAGATTCATGATACGAACATGTCTCATCATCCACTCAATATCTTGAGGAAAGTACTCTGCAATATAAGCGTAAGGATGTCTCTCAATCCCATGTACATCAAAACCTTCTACATCTTTCCACTTCTCACGAAACTGTCGTGCTTGTGCAATAGAGTTAAACTTCTTGGGTTCTAGGTTTTGTCCTTTTACAGAACGAAAGGATGAGTCTTTGTTTGTTGGAACATAGAAAGTAGGTTTGAATTGTACTTGTTTTTGAATGTACTCCCCATCCTTGAACTCACGAACAAGGATTAGGTTTCTATGTTGATAAACATTTGTATAAAAGTGCATGTAGTTATTATACTACTAAATTACTTTTTGGTCAACAAAATGTTTTTGAAGGACTTCGATATGGTGTTCTGCTTCTGCAATTTTTCTCAATTGTGTTCCAATTGATTCCATAATTTCTGGATGTTCTCCAATCCCTGCTGGGTTCTCCATGTAGATATCAAGATTCATTTTTGCTTCTGCAATTTCACCTTGATATTTTTGTAACATTGCTTTTACTATTCTTGTTTTCATTATGTAATTATTGATGGTGATGGTGGAGTAATTACCTGTCCAGTGATTGATTCGTATTGATTACGAAGTTTGTCCTCTGGTTCTGCTGTAAATACTATATTTTTGTGGTTGACTAAGATTGTTTCATCTTTTGCCATTGACCCATAAGGAACTAACTGAATGTTAAATCCCTTTTCAGATTGACTCATTAGGATACCAAGAGGGTTTTTCAATGTAACTGTTGTTCCACCTTCATCCTTGTAGTCTGTTACAAGTTCTTCACCTGTAACTAATTTCAAATATTTTATATTCATACTTCCTCTAACATTGTCATTAATCGTTCTGCACGATTAGTAACTTGATTATACCATCTAGAATCTCTTCCTTCAACTGCAGCTTGTTTCCAATCATTGGATTCAATTGCTTTTTTGAAGTTTTGAAATTTAGATAGTCTTGTCATACCCATGTTAAAGGTCATGTTAACTAAAACTCTTTGAACCTCATCTGGATAGTTTTCTAAATCTGGATAAAGTTTTGCACATTCTTCTACATGTTCTGCAAAGTCATGTTCCCATACTTCATCCACTCTTTGTTCTGATACTGGTGTATCAGTTGCTTGACCCCATTCTGGGTCAGACTCTTTTACTAAATGACCTATTCCAAAGGTTGGATAACCTAAGTGGTCTTTATAGATTGCATAAACGACACCTTCGTCTCTTATGATTTCTTCTTTAAGTTTGCTCGGATTCTTTATCATCTTTAAGTAATTCCACGGCCTTATGACCTTGTTGTTCGAGCATTTCGATAAGTATATCACCCATGATTTGATTAAACTCTTTATCATCTGATATTGTTTCTTTCATTTCATCTGGACACTTTCTTACTGCTCTGGTAAAATTAATGGTGGGTGGTGCATCTTCTTCTACTGGAAGAAACTGAACTTCACCATAGGTATATATGACTCCTTCATATTTACCCTCAGTGATTTCTACACCATTTTCACCATCTTTTGCATTAACAACGAGTTTGTACTTAGGTAGGGACATTACTGTGCCTTAAATACTTCGTTGACTATTTTTTCTTTTAGTTGTCTTTTATCAACTTCGATTCCTAGTAATCTACCTTTATCCTCTAATTGAGTTTTGGTGAGTTTTCTAAGAACTGCTCTTGATATTTTTGTAGACTTAGGTTTAGGAGTTGTTTTAGTTTCAACTACTGGAGTTGATTTATTTGAACTTGTATAAGCCCAATATCCTATTCCTATTACTACAGCGACGACTAGTATTCCAAAAAATTCCATACTATATCTCCTCAGAAGAATCTAATACTTCTGATTTTGGAAGTTCAACACTTAAATGTGTAGAAACTTGGTTTAAAAATTGCTCTGGAGAAGAAAACTCATAAGGGTCTTCTTGTGCATCATCTTGTAAGTTTTGTTCTGGACAAAATAATTGTACAGTCCCATCACATACTAACATTGCATATCTCCATGACCTTAATCCAAAGCCTAGGTTGTCTTTTTTGACTAACATACCTAAACTTCTTGCAAGGTCTCCACATCCATCCGCTAATGGTTTGACATTTACAATTCCTTGACTTTCAAACCATGCATTCATTACGAATGAATCGTTTACAGATGTACAGTAGATTTCATCTACTCCAATTTCTTTGAACTGGTCGTACATTTTTTCAAAGCCAGGTAATTGTTGTGTCGAACAAGTTGGAGTGAAAGCTCCAGGCAGACCAAAGATAACAATTTTCTTGTCATCCATTAATTGGTCTAAGTGAACAACATCCCAGTCATCGTTTTCACGAACATGAAAAATGACATTGGAAAGGTCGTTTAAGTTTCCTTTGTTTAACATAATAAAAATACCTCTATAATTTTATTTCAACTATATTTAGTATACCACGAGACTGGATGTTGTCAACCCTTTATTTTCTAAAATCCTCTATTATGTTCTGTTAAGAACTCTTTAGATAGTTTTTTAGTTCCAATAGAAATCTTTTTAGGTTTCTTTTCTTCTGGAATGATTTTAGTAATAGGAATCGATAGAATACCATCTTCTATAGATGCTGAACCAACTTGGACATCATCTGAAAGAACAAATTTTCTATTCCATTTACGAGCTGCAATACCAGTATGAATTGCATGAGAGTTTGCTACTCTTTCTGGATTTGGATTTTCTTTATCCCCAACAACTCTTAGTTCGTTTTCTTGAACTTCGATGTCGATGTGGTCTTTACCAAAACCAGCACATGCAATCTCGATAACGAAATGTTCATCATCGATTTTTGTGATATTATAAGGTGGGTATGATTGACTGTTGTTTCTTGAAACATTGTCTATTCTTCGAAAGAAGTCATCAATACCGATTGAGAATGGACTTGTAAGGTTCATCATTTCCTGTAAGTCCAGCGTGTTTAATTTTACCATTTTTGCCTCCATTTTTATGCAAGGTTAAATTATGTGACCACCAATGTGCATCACTATAGTATATATGGGGATTAATCTTTTGATTTCAAGTTTTTTTCAACAATTTCTTTAATTTTATCTAATTTATACCATAAACCAGAGTAAATCTGGGTACTATCTTTAGATTCAACAATATATCTTTTGTATCCAAAAGGTCTTTCTGAGAAGATTCTTACATCTCCATAACTTTCTTCTAATAATCTCATAGTTCCTATTATCTCATGAAATGAGTATTTGTCAAGTAAATAAACCGATAAGGTAGAATGATAATAACATAAATCCAAATACTAGTACTTGAACTACCGACATGACTGCAACCTGTTTCATAGGATGTACATCTACAATCTTTTCTACCATAGATTCGTTAGGTGCAAGGTTAACTACTTGTAATAGTTTTCTATCAAACCATTCATCAGCTTCTTGAGGAGTTGCATCCCTTACTTGAGTTCCAAAGTTGAATGAAAGTTGTTGTTCGTATCCAGAAGTCACATTTGCACAATCATCTACAGCAGATGGTAAAGGTCTTTTCCATGCATCTGTTTTCATGATACTGTTAGTGAGGATACTGATAGGGTAAAAAGGAATACAAGAGTCCCTAGTTCAAGATAGTCTATGTATTTTTCTTTGTCCTTCATACATAGTATATATAATACATTATAACTAGAGGTTATTTGTTACATCTACTTTTTACTTTGTTAGTAACACTATGATTGTTAAGTACAACTAAAGACATGAGATAATTAATATCATTTACATTTTGTCGACTTAATGTTTGATGGTTCTGTTCAGAAACTATAACTGGATAAAGTATAACAAACTTTGTTGCACCCATTTTCATTACTGAGGGTCTTTCACCAAAGATAGGATTTGCTTCATAAACACAATCGTATTTGAGTCCACGATATGTTGTATAGATGTCTAGGAATTGAAGTGCTACGAAAGTTCTCCATTGAGAATCAGTTGGTGGTTCAACAAGTGTAAATTGTAACCTTCTCTGATTTTCCTTTAACATTGATTCTGTCAACTTCTGAGAATGTTCTGTCTGGACATAATTGATAAGTTCTTTCCGATAACAACAAGTCCACCCCATCATAATTTCTTGTTTGACCTTCGAGTCTAGCACCCAAGTTGACTGCATCTCCGATGACTGAATAGTCAAATCTAATTTCTGACCCCATGTTTCCAACGATGCATTCACCTGTGGAGATACCAATGCCAACATTAATAGGAGGCAAGTTGAGAGGTTTAAGTTCTTCATTAAGTTCCTTTGTTGCTTGTAAGACTTCTAATGCAGACTTGACAGCAAATTCTGCATGGTCTTCACAATCTAGAGGGGCATTCCAAAAACTCATTATACAATCGCCCATATATTTATCAATTGTTCCATTATTATTTATTATAATCTTGGTCTGAACATCTAAGAATTTATTGATAAGTTCCACTAAACCTTCTGGGTCATCTCTGTTTTTATAAGCTTCACTGATGGGGGTGAATCCGATAATGTCCATGAACATGAATGTCATCTCTTTTCTTTCACCACCAAGTTTTAATAGTTCTGGGTTTTCTGCAAGCTTATCTACCATCTCTGGTGATAAGTACTTCTTGAATTGACCTTTGATTTGTTCTTTTAACTTGTAGGTTACAAAGTACTTGTTGAAGGATGCATGTCCGAATACAAGTAAACCTGTTAGTGCAGAATACAATGCATCAAATAGTATGAGATGTTCTATCCATATCCAATAGGATACTGCAACTGAGAAACCTATTACAGTCATTGATGCAATACCAGATAGATATGTTGGAAATTGATATACCATTAATAGAACCAGAAGTCCCAGAAAAGTAACCAGAACTATTTCTGCAAAATCCAGAAGAAAATTATTCTGGATTCTATCACCAGAAAGTACAGTTTGAAGTAAGTTAGATTGTACTTCATGAGGATACATGACACCATATGGTGTAGAAACTGGATTATTAAATCCTTCTGCTGTCATTCCCCAGATAAGTATTTTGTTCTGGTATGATTCATCTAGTTCCGATGCACTTACTCTTTGGAACTTATTCCAATATGTTATCATAACATCTGATGTAGATGTAGTTTCTATGGGTTGTTGTCGACCCATTCTTATCCATTCGATACCTACTTCTGGTGTAACTTTGGTTTGATAGTTGGGTTGGTCATAGAATGCACGAAGAGTTTCCAGTGCAACCGATGGATATATCTGGTCATTTGCAGATACGATAAGTGGTGCAGAACGAACTGTTCCATCGAAGTTTGGTGTATCTGGTAAAGGTGGTGTTGTAACTGTTACTCCTACACCATAAGTGTTATCTTGTAGTACTTTAATAGGTGCAGACATACCAGAAAAGTTCCAGATAGATTCCTTAATATCTCCACCACCGAATACCGAAGTCTTTACATATGGTGCAGAACCAGTATCCTTTTGACTTGTTGGAGCTGCAGATAAGATACTTAATCTATTTACTAGTCCTTCTGCAAATTGTTCATCTCCACCAAATCTATCTGGTTGACTGAATACTTGTGTGAATACATGAGTGTTGGTGTAATGTGAATCCAACATGATATCTGCATAGATGTTACGAGGCCATGGATATTGTCCATACTTGTCTAATGACTTCTCATCAATATCAACAAGTACAATGTCTTCTATTAGTTTCTCACCCTTCTGTTGATGTAGAACATCAAAGTAAGACCACTTGATGTTTTCTACAAGATAGGGTGACCATATTTTAAAACCAACTAATACACCTATTGTGATTAGAACTGTTTTCCAGTTATACATCCAATTCTTTCTCCAGTTCTATTATATAGTCTTTCATATCAACCATCCAATCTTTGAGTCTTCGATGTTGTTTTTTATGAAATTCTTTGTAATGTTTATCTGTTGATTGGATGGACATCATTGAATGATAATCCATAGTTCTTAGTACCAATGCAATGGCATCTTGATATGGCATTCTTACGAGAGTCGAGAAATCTCTTTTTGGTTTGGGATTTTCCACTCAAAATAACCCCTTTAGTTACCTTGAGTTACATTTACAGTACATCCACCAGATGTATGACAATTCTGGGTTAATGTATAACTTTGGTTTGTATTACCTTGTTGTATTATATTTAATGTTGTAGGTTGACTTCCCTGTAATCTAATTTGTGAATTATGATTTGCATCACCTTTTTGTAGTATATTAGTTTCTGAACCAGAAGTAGTTCCATAAAAATAGGTATGATTGTAATGACTTCCAGTACCTTCTTGCCAAAGTTCATGTTCAACTGAATTTGCATGGATGTCTAGATTATGTGTATGTGTTCCATTTTGATAAATGTCTACATCATTACTATTACCCCAGATGTGTCTTCCATAAGTTGCACCATTTAATTGTTGAACAGCTTCATTGTTGTTTGTTCCATCAACATCACCACCCCACGATTTACCAGAACCCCAGTAAGATACCCATGAGATAGAATTATCACTACCACTTTGTGATAAGTTAAATACATTACCAGAATGTGCAAACGAAAAGTCTATCGTATTTCCATATCCTACTTGTGATATTGTAAGTGATAAATCATCACCACTGCCACCAACTTGTTCTACATGAACATGGTTGTCATCACTGGGCCCTGCATATACTGGTAACCCAATACTAATTAGACTGATTAATAATAATTTGTGAATCATCTCCATCTCCTATGAGGATTACTCCCTCATATCCTTCTACTATTGTTTGTAGATATACATTTGAACCACTGTCAAATGAAATCTCTATAACTCCATTTACATCTCTAAAGAAGACTAACTTCTCATCTTCAATAAACACATTATATTGTGAGTCTGTATTTAATCCTATCTTTGCACCATCTACTCTGAAAGTTCCTATACTCCCGCTACTATCACCAGATGACCCAGAACCTCTTATTTTCTTATCTAATGCTTCTATGACATCTAGTACATCAACTAATAGATTTACATTTAATGCATCTATATCCAATGCAGAATACTCTAAGTCTTCTTCTGTTTCTTCAAGTTCATCTACTTCTAAATCGTTAAACTCTAAGTAATCTACATCAAGTATGCCTTGGTCTTTATCTAGGTCATCTGCAGCTTGTTCTTGTATTGCAACCTTGACCTCTTGTGGTGGATTAACAATAAACATATTATTAATCATACTAGGTGTAATGTTGTTTATAGTCACTGCAACTGTTGGTGGTGTCTCAAGTGCTGACACCATAGTTGCTTGATAAGGTTGGTTTAATAACATCTCACCACCTTCATTACTCACCACTATCTCTCCAGATGCAGAACCATCTTCATCTGGAAGTAAAACTACAAGTGACCTACCAAGTTCATCAATTGTAGTTGTAAAATCTGTGCCATTTATGGCAATCTGGGCAGTCGGTGTTGACACCGATATATTTGCCTTTTTTATTTTGTTCCCTTTCCCAGATGCAAATCTTGCTGTTCCTTGTGCCATTCTAATTGCCATCTTGGACTTACTAGGATTAGGGTCATAATAAACTTCATCAATATACACGATTGTATGTTCTGTTAATGCAAGTTCTTCTTCATCTAAGAACTCAATTAACATACGACCATTTACTGTTCGTGCCTCATCATATAAAACTACATTTGAACCTACTTGACTAGGTAGTCTTTCATTATTTCTAACGATACCACCTACACCTGTAGATTCAACTATATCACCTATGGGGTCTTGTGCATAGACCGACCCCATAAGTAGAAATACACTAACTGTCGTTAGCAGCGTCTTTTTGTGTAATCTGAATAGTTGCATTGTCAGAATCTATATCCATGATGATTTTTGCATCTGGACTTGTACAAGCATTACTTGCACCACTTACGCATGTTCCAGATATTTGATTAATATCAATATCACCACTGTCACCTGTATAATCTACAGTCTGAGTATGTGAACCATCCTTCATAAGTACATTTAGGTTGTTACTGTCACCAGTAATTTCCCAGTTAAATGTGTTATCATCTGATTCAAAGTCTAAGTCAAAAACATTTGAATTACCAATAATGGTCATATCCAAATCTAATCTTTCTGCACTAAACTGATAGCCTTGGTCTAAATCCCAAGTGTTCGAATCACCTGTAACTGTAATATCGTATACTGAATCATCAGCAGAACCAGAAGCACCAATATTCCAATCTAGAACATTAGAGTCACCTGTAAAAGATAAATCTAAATCAGATGTATCTAATATTAATGGCCCAAATATTTTATTCTGGTTACCTATCTGGTCGATATCAATAGTTAAAGTAGTACCTGTTATAACCATTTTTTCGTCAGCAGCAGAGTTGTTTGCAACTTTGTTACCGAATCCTACTTGGTCAATATAGAGGGTTAAAGTATCCCCTTCTTGGTCTATCCTAATTTCATTATCATCAGTCGCTTGTGCGAAAAGAATGTTAGTCGACATTAGTGCAATTAAGCAAAAACTAATTAGTTTCTTCATTTTCTTCAAGCTCCTCGAAAGGTTCTATTTCCTCACCAGTGATTTTTTCTACTTCATCATACCATGCGTCCACAGCATGTTTATCATTAGTCCCATCACTATTGTGAGGATGTCTATGACCTTCCTCTATTATCCAATAACCCCTGTCGTGGCCTTGGTATATTAATTCCAACACTCCTGCCTCAATAGCACTTCGTGTTGCGTATGTCACTGACTCATTATTACCCACCCCATCCTCGATTTCTATTAGTTGAGTACCTTCTTCGATGAATCTAAACACATCGCCTCCAGAACCATAACTCAAAATAGTTTTCCGAGTCTGTACATTTAATAAAACTTCTCCTGTTAAAACAGAAACAGCTCTAATTGAAACTGTTACAGCATCTTGTCGATACTGTTTACTAAATCCAATACCAAGTGTTCTGGCACCTTTTCCGCCAGTTTTGATATTAGTATCATAACCTATAACCCCACCTTCAATAATCATGCCAGCAAAGAGCATAGGTGCAATTCCTTTTGCATCTTCACCTTTTGCATCTGCCCATTCTTTTCTTGCAGAACGAATAATTTGTCTTTCTCTTACTAGGTGGTCTAATCCTGTTCTTTCTACAACTCTAAACCATGTTCCACCACCAGCAGTTTTTAGTGCATCTATCAACATTGCATCTGCACCTTGTGTCACTGCTGTCGAGAACGATGCATACTGGTCTAATTGTTTTCTTTGACCTGTTAAATCTTGAAACTTATATACTGCAACAATAGGTTTTTCTTTTGCTGGTGGTAACTGTAATAGTTCCAGATATGCTGGAAGTTTTACAACTATTGGACTTTCAACACAAATGTATTGTCGTGTCCAAACCTTTGCAACTCCAGTAACAACATCTTTACTAAACCCCTCATCAAATCTTCCAGTCTCATATGCACAATCAGCTGGGTTCTCCGAGAACTTAGGTGTTGATGCACATCCTGTTAAGATTGCAAGAGTTAGTATGGAAAACCATTTCATTAACCGCCTCCATCACCATCAGATGAACCAGAACCATCATCTCCAAAGTAACCTGTACCTATTGGTATTTCGATAACTGTTGATGAACCTTCTTGGTCAATAATAGTCATTCTAATGAACTCTGTCCCATCTTCGTTGGTAATAACCTCGTATGTAACTGTAGAACCCTCTAAAACAAATGACCCAAATCTTACTGGGTTATCATTTGAAAACATAGATTCAACTAATTGTTTTGCCATTTGAGCATAAATTCTGCTCTCTAAATTTCTAATAAATTTTGCAAGTGTTGTATTATCTGCTTCTCTTTCTGCAGCTTTTCTTGCAGACTCAAGTGCATCTTCGATTGCTTGTTTTCTGCTGAACTCTTGGTTCTCAATCGTAAGATAATGTGCGCCTGACCCTATTCCAGAAAATGATGGGTTCTTAAACTTATGTTTAATTTCATCTGCTAATAGTCCTTGTGATAATGTCATCATTATTATCGAACCAAACAATATTGATGTTATTAAATATCTATTCATTCCCCTTTTCCTCTTCCAAGTATTTTTGACGCTCCCTATATTCTAAAACCACATTAATTTTTTCTTGTAGTCTTATCATGTCTTGGTCTAACATTCTTAATTGGTCTGTAAGTTTGATACTTGATGCAAACATTCGACCTAGTGCTGGTTTTACTTCAACAGTAATAAACTTCCATGTGTAATAGATAAAGTAACCCATACCCAGTGCCATTGCGACTGGAAATCCGAATTCTGCTATTATTTGGGCAATTTTCTCCATCAATCTCTTCTTGCATCGATTTTGCCATCCTCTACAAAGTTTTCTGCTCTAGCCACTCTATCAATAGGTGGAGTTAATTCTAATGCACTACTAACTAATAAATCGATTCTTAATATGTCGTTGTTCATGACCGATGCACGAGTTTCCAACATTTTTATAATATTTTCTGTACTTTTAATTTGTCCAATAACAGAGTCAAAGATGTATTTCATACTTAAAAATATGAAAAACGCCATTACGACTGCCCCAAAAATCGGAACACCCACTTCACTCATAAAATTCAATAAAGACATAATCTCTCCTGTTCGTAAGTATTTATACTTTGAGAGGTCTTAAACTGATATTATTATCAAATTAAAATGTCATTGAGACACCACATCCACATGATGCAGTAACATTTGGGTTTGTAAATGTGAATTCTTCTTGAATTCCATTCTTTACATAATCTAGAACTAGATTATTAAGATAGGGTAGAGACATATTATCGACATGAATAGAGAACTTACCAAAGTCTAGAACATGGTCAGAAGGGTCACTGGAAGAGTTGTAGTCAAATATGTATTCATATCCACCACAACCACCACCAGTGATTCCTAACCTTATCTCAGAGACACCTCTATCCTCTGTCCTTTTCAACAATTGTACAATTGCAGAATCAGTCAGTTCGATATTAGCTGTCGGATTTGAGTATTCTATAGGCTCCATAAGCAAGTCCTGCCCAAGCTAACCAATGTACGATTGGACTTAGTACTAATACTCCGAGTGAGATACCAACTATAACAGCACCATCTAAAGACGATAGTTCTGCAAGTCTACCTTTACAGTATTCAACAATCATATTCATGTTGTTTTCCTCTATTTGAACTCAGATACATTACCAGATTCATCTCTAGTTATTATATTAACTAGACCCAACTGTTTTCTTCTAATCAACTCGTTTTTTACTTTTTGTCTGAGTTTGGGTTTCGTGTTATCATTATTATAACATTGTAACAACTCTTTTATTGATTGAGTTTTCATATAGTGATGTTCGATGATTCTTTGATTAGAACCTCGTTTCACAACATTAACAGTTGGTTTATATTTTACTGGCATAGTTATAGTATTTATAAGAGTTTATATCTATATATCTAAATTGTCACAAAAGTGTGTCAATTGTGACATTTATGTGACATAAATATAAGTATGATTATATTTTTAAAAGAACAGTGGAAGGGATTCCACAAACTAATGAAGTCTGGTAGACTCAATAAAGTATGTAAAAAGGCAGGGATTGTAGATACTATTTCTTAAGTTTTTCTACATCTGTTTCTAATTTTTCAATTCTTTCTAGTAAAAGTGGATGTTTTACGAACCATTTTTGTTCTTGTTTTATTATATCAAGACCAATTTTATATTCTAACCACTTATCAAGTTTCAATATAGTTTTATTATTTTTTACAAATGGTGTCTTGAGAACAACTTTTAGCACTGTCATTATTAATTGAAACATTACTTATTAACTACTCCGATGTTGTACTTTGGTATAAGTTCCCATTCAGTTTTTTCTTTGTGAGGTAAAACTTTAATCTGGGACATTGGTGCAATTGGGTCTTGGTGGTTGTTAGATATCACTTTGAGTAATCCCCATTCTTCTAGAAGTCGTGCAATTGCATTCCTTCTTCCAATATCAGAATCAATTAGACTACTATCCTTACCATCTAGTAAGAATAATTCTTTAAAATGCACGAGGAAATATCTACCTCGTTTGTGAAGTATATGGCAAGATTGGTAAAGTATTTTTTCTTTTCTGGACGCAACACCTATACGAGTAAGTGTTTCTTTTACTTTTAGAAAATCATCCTGTTGTTTTAACTCTACCTCTACCATGTTGGAGAGGTCATAACTCATTATTGTCTCCCACCTTTATTCATTCTCTCTTTCATAATCTTTATTTCCTTTGCAGATAGAATTTTATAGTACTCCTCTGCTTTGGTCATAGAACAGTCATAATAAGTTGCAATGACTTTCATGTTCTCTAATACTTTAGGTTTACTCCATTTTGCAAACCTTTTTCGTTTTCTTAAAGTATTTAGGAAATAATGAAATTGAAGAGTCGAATCTAGGTGAGATTTCAAGTTCATTTCGTTAACATATAGAATGCAGTCTTGGTGATAACTAAGACTTTTGTTGGTAAGAAATGCTGAATATCCTTTCTTTGACACATCATCTACCATGATATCTTTCTTGGTATATGTTACTGCATTTACAAAATCAAAGGGATTCATCATTTACTCCATATTTTTCTAGGTACTTTGCAAGAGTACGAAGGGTTTTTGGGGATTCACAACGACCAACAGTATTATTACAATAATCACAAAGATATTCTCTTGGTGTTAAATTGTTGTGGTCGTGGTCTAATCTCCAAACTGTTCTTTTTGAGCTTTTCCATTTCTTACCATCAGTATACTGGAAAGACTTCCATTTGTCCAGTATTTGTTTTTCTGTCATTTGACAGCCAGGACATTCGTAATCTTTATCTGGAAAAGAAATAGTTTTTTTCATTTTCCTAAGTGCAGTAGATTGTATCTTTGCACATGATTTACAAAAGTTATAAGTCTGTGGAATATCTCCCTTATTAAATGCTCTATGACCAAATTCTGTTATGTGTTTACTTTCACCACACTTTACACATACTTTATTTTCATTTTCTGTGTATCCTAGAATTTCTTGAAGATAGTTCATTCAATATTTTGACTTATTACTTTTTCTTTGAGATTACTGGTTGAAAAGGAATGTTCTCTACTAGTATAGTAGACTTCATGAAGTCCTTTTCCTGTAAATTCTTTGTTTGACCAATCCTCTCCTATAAATCTTAGGTGGATGGGTTTTGTTGCTTCTAATAAATCAAGTAAACTTTGTTCAGTATCATAAGGTATAATCTCATCAACATACTTGATTGCATCTAGTTGTATAAATCTTTCATATACAGATTGAACTGGTTGACTCTTTTCTTGTCTATCAATTGATGGGTCTGTTTGTAATCCTACAATTAGATAATCACAATTATCTTTTGCTTCTTTCATCATCACTACATGTCCAGAATGTAATAAGTCAAATGCACCACATGTAAATCCTACTTTTTTCATAATAAAATGGAGCGGAAGGAAAGAATCGAACTTTCATCTAAAGGTTGGAAACCTTTGGTAATAACCATTATACTACTCCCGCATTATCTAATAATATCTATATCATCTGGATTTTCATTCCATACTTCCATTATAGTCCTAAGTCGTCCATCTGTCAATAAGTTTTCATATCTTTTTGATGCTTTGACTTTCCACCATTGAACTAAATTGTCCATTGAAAATCTATCGTAATTCTCTGCTCTTTTTAATTCTGTTTCTTTACCAGTAATAACTTCTTTGACATTACTGAATCCCATAGTTGAAACATAGTATCTTTTTCTTTCTTGTAAATCTTCTGCATCCTTCATTACTTGTTTAAAATGTGTATTATCATCTAAACATCTTTTTATAATACTTACCATTGTTGCTTGACATTTCATTTTTCTACTTGATGCTTCAGGCCATACAAGTGGTGTTCCATCATTCTTTTCCACAAACCATTTTTCTAAATCTCTAAAATATTCATCATTCATTAATGGTGCAAACTTACTTTCAGTTAGTCCTTGTCCTTTTATAAAAGGTTTAAGTCCATCATACTGAGACATACTTTTAGATGAACCATATAAGGATGTAGTTTCAAAATGACACATATCCATGTCATACTTTTTGTTTACAACCTCTCTCAACTCATGTGATAGACACATTAGTGCAAGTAGTTTACCACCAAGATAATTAAATCCAAATGGTTGTACTGGAATAATTATCATACCCATCAATGCATGTTTGTTGAATACTGGCATTTCATTTGCACTAAGAACTTCTCCAAAGTATGTGTTTCTTGGTTTAATGTTCATCATAGGTGAACCTAATCTACCAAAACCTACAATCTTACGAGAGTTTTTTTCTCTAACCATAAAGATAACTTTGCGGCCTGGATTACTCATTTCTATTACTTGAGAAGATACTACACTTAAGTAATCATGATAAACTTGTGGTACTGGATTCCAGTCAATAATAAAATCCATATCATTTGGATGTACTGTAAAGTCTTGAAAGAAATCATCTGATACATTCATACCCAACAAAGGTGTTGGCATTTCTTCTACTCTCTCAAGTTTTACTTTACGAAAGTATTCACTCATATCGTCAAACTGATTATAGTATTCTTCAATTTTAGATGCAGCGTATTGTGCATCCTCATTTGATAATACTAATTCACATTTCCATTCCATAATACTATTATACCACAAAGTCCATAACTGTCGACCTTTTAAATTTGTCTATAGTGTCCCACATACATTTATTCATCTGGGATATCCAAGATTCTTTACTATGTTTTTCCCAAGTCATATCTTGTATTTCTTTTCTATCTACATTACTAAAAGACTTTATTGCATCTATTAATTCAAATTCATCAGATACAAGTTTATAATGATTATCACTTGCACATATACTTGTGCTTGCATGTTTATTATTTTTACTATTTAATATTATGGGAACACCATGTGATAACGATTCAAGTGCTGTAATACCCCATGTTTCGTTATGACAAGTTGAAAAATAAGTCATAGACTTTGATAAAGTTTTCATAACATCAGAATGTTTAAGATTCATTAATACACCATCCCAATGAGAATTTTTATTATAATACTTTTCACATTGTTCATTTGGTGGACTATTTGTAAGTAAGATTGATTTATAATCTGTATCCTTTAACCATTGTTTCATTATAAATGGTTTTTTTTCTACTGGGTCACATCTACCAATAGTAGCACAATCATATTCAATTGGAAGAAGTTTTGGTTTGTCTCCATCAACATAACTTGAGTTTATATATCCATCTATAAATAAATCTTTACCTCTCATTCTTTTTGACATTGACCTATACCAATCATATTGATATTGACTTACAAAATAAACTGAATGATTTCTATTTCTTAAATTATCTAATGTTGATAAAATAGAACCCATATTAACATGACCATGACCAACATACATTATTGGTATTTCTGAATCTAACATTTTTGAACCAGAGAAAGATGCTTGATTCCAATTTGATATAATGATATCTGCATCAACACTTCTAGCAAAGTTTTTTATCTTGGTAGTATTTTCTTTGATTGGTTCATTGTTATCTATGTTTATGATTTCTACATTAGGAAAGTTTTCTACAATCTGATGACAAAACTTTTCAATACCACCAACTATGATATCCGAATTGTATTCACCAAAGTGTGTATTATAAGGCAGAACTATTTTCATCGTTCCAACAGTAGGTAGTTTCTTTATCCATGACATCAAATACATTAGGATGTTCCATCAATGCTCTTCTATATGGAGTCCATTTGATTCCTCGTCCCCAACCACAATACTCACTAAACAACTCTCTTTTAGTTATACTACCTCTATCTTTAATAACTTCTATAAGTTCATTAGTCTTATCTGAATTAGTTGATTTAGTATTGTTTATTAAATCACAAAAGTCTTGATACATTGTTTCCATTTCATGTTTGTAATTTAGTCTTGTTGATAAGTGTTGTATTCCTAACATTTGCATTTTAAATCTGTGGGACGAATCATCAAGATATCTATTTAATAAATCTAATGCATCTTGGTCTGTTGTAAAAAAGTCTGCATCATCCCATAACTCATGGTAATATTCACCATCATACATTATGTAAGGACAACCATTCATCATTCCATCTGTAGTTGCAACACTCCATCCACCATACTTTTGTTTAGGTGAAAACCCAACACAACATGTTTTTAATTTATCATAGTATCCTTGTTTATCAAATTTTTCATTTGTTAGATAAGGTCTATCTGGTTCACCAGTTAGTAATGGCACCCAAACTTTAAAGTCTTGTCTTTGTTTCCAGAGTTCATCCATCAACTGAATAAATTCTTTATAGTGTTTATATGCCTCTGGTCTATGATTAAATACTATTATCTTTTCATGTTCTTCTGAATACTCTTTAAGTATGTCTTCTTGTTTAACACCCAGATATTGGACAGTTAGAATCTCATCTAATTGATGTATAGTTTGTAAATTGAAATGGTCTCTTGCTTGTTCTAATACCATATTCTTTTGTGTTTGTGTATTGATATAACATTTATCCATTTCTAACAATCCACAAATGTTTTGTTTGAATGAATCTTTTGCCCATACACATACATGGTCAAAGTCAAACCAATGTGCATAACCTATCACTTTAGGTGTATGATGTGTAAGATTATATAAAGTATTTACAAGTTGATGTGTATGTTCAGGCAGATGACTCATTACCAAATCAATTTCATCAACATCCTTCATAAGATTTCTAAACTTCATTACATCAAAGTGACTTCTCATTGCTGGTGGATATGTAGGAAGTTCCCACATAAGTTGTTCTGTATTATCAAAATTTAATCCATCAATATGTTTGGGTGATAGTATCGTCCAAAAGATATCTTTATCTTTTAATTCTCTAATCATATTCTTAAGAACTTGAACATATGAATCTTGTTCTAAATCTTTTTGCCATGTGATATTAGGATAAACTAATACTCTTGTAGTTTTAGTTGGGATTAGTTC